TGGAAAGGAATGAAGAAGAAGAGATGGAAAGGAATGAAGAAGAAGAGATGGAAAGGAATGAAGAAGAAGAGATGGAAAGGAATGAAGAAGAAGAGATGGGACGGAATGAAGAAGAAGAGATGGAAAGGAATGAAGAAGAAGAGATGGAAAATATCTATATTCCTTCTTTTATTAGAGGATATTCTGACTCAGAATTAGTAAAGTTGTTGGAAATTTTTGTTGACCCATCCGGAAATTACAAATCAATGACTAGAGAAAAATTAGAAATACTTTATAAAAATTACTTAACAAATAATATTGATGAAACTGCTGATGATGTTATTAGAAAATTTCCAAAAAATTAGTCCTAAATTGAAAAATAAAAAAAAAGTAATTGTTAATAAATGATTATGAAGAGAGAAACGATGTACTTTGTACTGGCGGAAAGCTCCCCTCCACCAGATTTAGAGGAATCGGAAGGCTTTGTTATTTGGGAGAATTTCGGTAAAACAGGTAAGTTTGCACTTATCTGGGATGTCGAAAGACAGAAGCATAGCTGTTTCAGTTATATTTTGCAGAAACAGGGGATGCAACTATTCTCTCTTCTTCCTGACGGGAGAGTTGTTAGATCTACATCTTTATAGCTCTCTCAAATTTATTATATTTATTATATTTATTATTTATATTATTTATATTATTTATAGATAATATAAATACATTAAATGTTTAAATGGTTTGGAATAGAAAATGTCAAATAAGTTGAATAAGTATGAAAATCTTTTAGATTCTTCTGTTGTCCAAAAGGAAATGCATCTTCCCACAGGGAATCCCGGTGATGTAAATGATAAAAATAATGTTCTTTATAGTGTTCATCAACGAGGTAAACAAAAGACTCTCTGGTATAAAAGTAGTTGGGAATCTATGACAGACCAAAATGTTCCTACAAATCCTGAACATGTTACATATCGTTCTAAAATTTTCCCGTATCATTCTCTTCATCGTTCAATGATGTCGACAATTACACCTGAAATTAAAGCCAAAGAAGGATACGAAATTCGTTTTTGCGATGATTTGTTTGTTAATTTAGTAAGAGAGTATCGTCTCTATTTTAATGATGTTGAACTTCAATTTGGAAATGACCAACTTCTTAATTTTGAACTTAAGCTACGAAAAGACTGGAATGCTATTTCCGAAGAAATCGGTAATAGAAATTCTTTGACATCTTGGACAGACCATTTACAGAAAGAATTTATTTCCTTATATATTCCTTGGTGTTATTCTAGAGATAAGAGCGATGCATTTCCTTTGAATTTGTGTGGTCATAATGACCGTTTAGAACACATTATCGAATTTAAATTAAAATTATCAGAACTTCTTCTTATTAGAAATTCAGAAGGTGAAGTTGTAGAATTTGACGAATCATTAATTGAGGTTTCTGGTAATTTGGACAGTATTCCTATCCCTGAAATGGAAGGTCTCTATACAACTTTAACAACTAAAGAATGTGATTATGTCTCTTGTTTGAAGGATGAAACAGATGGACAAAAAGAATATTTTACTCGAAGTGCTTACTATATCGAAGATGAAAATGAAACAGTTTTAGGGAAAAAAGTGAATTTGAAGATAGATTCTAAATTCACTCTTCCTGTAGATACTGTTTATTGGGGAGCCGTAAATTTATCAGATTCTGAGAAAGAAAAATCTATTGTTCTTCATTATTCACAAGATTTATTTGAACAATCTCCTGTAAAAAGTACACGAATTGAATCTTCTATTGGTGTTGTTTTAGACAATAAATCTAGTTACAAGACAGAAAGAGGTTACTCTTTGAGTCAGTTTACTAATACTCCTTCAACACCGGGATTTAATCTTTGGAAAAATAGTGTATTAATGGAAGACGACCCAAGAAAATTTGTACCTGGTATAAATTTAAGTTCTGGTTCAGTTACAGTTACGTTGGATGATAAAAACAAAACTTCGAATAAATATTTGGTATTTGCTATTTTATCTCATACCAAAAAGTTTGTTTTTACTAGTTATCCAAAAACTCAAGAAGAACGCCTTCATTCTAGTGCCACCATCATGCAGGTAGAAGATAATTAATTATCATTATTAATAATAAATAATGATAATAAATAATAAATAATAAATAATAAACGATAGTAAATAATAATAATAAATAATAAACGATAGTAAATATAAAAAATGAAGAGAAAATTTAAAATTGAAAAATTGCCATACCAATTTGTCTCAATAGATACTATCGGAGACGGCTCTTGTCTTCTTCATTCTGTTCTTTATTCTTTTAATAAAAAGTATAGAGAATCTGGTTTCAGAGAAAGAACTAAAATAGTAGAAAATCTTAGGGAAAATTTTTCCGAAGTTTTAGAAGAAAAAGAAAACGATAAAACTTACTATCAAAATTTGAGCAGAGGTGAAATAGAGGATTTGAGTAAAATATTAAAAGACCTAGATTTAAATTATATGAAATCTTATTTGTGTTCTAAAAAATGGTTAAATATTTTCTATCTAGAATTAATATCTAATCAATTAGATATCGATATTATTATTATTAATGAAAAAAATAGAAAGATATACAAAACTGGTGACAATGAGTTATTAATAAAAAAAAGAAATACAGTTCTTGTTAATTATATCGAGGAGACACATTTTGAAAGTATCGGTATGGTTACACCAGAAGGTATCAAAACTTTTTTTTCTCCAGATTCTAAGGTCATTTGTGATTTAAGAGAATTATAATTAATATGTAAATTTCCCCTTACAAATAAAATAATTAAATTTATTAAGGGGAAATACCGGAAAAAGCTTAAAGAAGATTCCATTAATAAAAATGGCATCCGCACTCTCACCTACTTCTGTAGCTGCTTCTCGCAATGATGGTCCTTGTACCGCAAAAGAATTTTCGGAACACATCAAGTATTTCCAACAGACTCACAAAGCTATTGTCCGTCTGACATCAGAACTTGGTAAGCTTCCGGCTAACCAACCTCTCAAGATTCCTGGAGGTCACACTATCAAGCGCAGTGATGTTAGCAAGTACTCAGCTGCTTATGTTTCCCAGCTTGGAGAACTTCGAAAGATTTTCGCTAACCGCAAACGCAAAACTACTCGTACAAATACTCAACTTAACTCGCTTTTCTATGTTTCAGACCAGCTTGTTGCTTTCTACAAAGGAGCTAATCTTGGTCCTCTTCACCCTAGTGAACCAAAAGGTGATAAGCTCAAGGACCATATTGACATTCTTGTCAGCAATCGCATGTCAACTTCAGGTATTTTGACCTCTCTTATCTCACGATACATCGAGGCTAACGACTTGAAGACTCCAGATTCTGCAGGACGCTTTCTCCCAGACAGTCGAATGAAGACTGCCTTCGGTACTACCAAGTACACGCTTCGCAAGGAAGACCTCTCCAAGCGAAAGCTCCCTGCTGATGTACCTTCAGAGAAAGCTGAGCGTATCAAGGAAAATATGTCTGCTGGAAGCAAGTCGGCTTTTTCTCGTGTTTCGGGACGTGTCGACCGCCGCTCTGGAAAGCCAGTATATGACCAAGATACTGGTCTTCTTTACACAACCATGATGGTGTTTAACAACTTTTACCGAATCCCACCTCAGCTTCTTTCTGAAGAAGAGCGTGAAGAATTGAAAGACGAAGATAACATTATGGCTGCTCGTGAACTTCAGCAAAAACTCAGCAAGATTACAGCTTACAATCATTCTAAAAAGTAATTTATTAATATCAATATTAATAAATAAAAAAAGGTAAGGGGTAAGAAAAAGAATAAAATCTTTTTTTTGTAAAATTAAAAATGGCTAGTGATAAAATAACATATTATGTCGAAACTAATAATGTAATGATTAGTAAATATCACCTTTGTTTTCTTTATGTATTAATTTCTTGGTCTCTCATTTATCTATTTATTTTTGTCACACAACCAGATTGGGTTGTTGGAAATAAAGGATATCTTTCTGCTTTTGGAAGCGGAGGTTCCGGTACCTCAACTACTAACGGCAAATCAGGTCTTAATAATACTTTATTAAGTGACTCTGGAAGAGAAAATATCCTATGGGTGTCATTCTTGTTTGCCTTATTAATAGGTTTGTTAATTTTTGTTTTCTTCCTTTTCTAAGTTATAATAATATACAAAAATGATAAAATTTTAGATTAATAATAATCTAAAATGAAGCTCAAAATAGGAACCCATGTTTCTTTTACTAAAGATGAAACATTAACAGAATTGATAACTTCATTAGATGATAATATTGATGTTTTTCAAGTGTATCTTGGAAATAGATGTGGCGGGGAATCCAGAGTTCTTGACCCAAAAGATGTTGAAGAAGCATCCAAAATTATTGGAAAAAGAGGATTTTTTGTTCACTCTTGTCTAACAAATTATCTTTCTTGTGATAAAAAATTTAAACAATATTGTAAACGTAAAATTATAAATGAATTGAAGCATATTGCAAAATTTCCACTTTCTGGTCTAGTAATACATCCAGGAACTTGTACTTCTAATAAAGTAAAACGAGATTTGAAAGAAACTTTAGATACGGTTGTTGAGAGTGTCTATCAAATTTATAAAGATGGAACAGAAGGTCTTGGAATGTTGATGTTGGAAAACTGTGCAGGTGAAGGGTCAAAAGTCCCTAGAAATATATCAGAAATGAAATATATCATTCAAGAATTAGAAAAAAAGAAAGATAAATATGGTCATTCTATCTCTGAACATATCGGTATTTGTATCGATACATGTCATCTTTTTGCGGCTGGAGATTTTGATTTATCAAATGGAAATGAAATCGTTCGGTTCAAAAAAGAGTTTTCGAAAGAGATAGGTTTAAAATATCTCCGTGTAATTCACCTTAACGATAGCAAAGAAAAATTTGGAGCTCGAAAAGACCGCCATGAAATTTTGGGCAAAGGTTTTATCTGGAAAGACCCTAGACTTTTAGCAATTTTATTTAAGTTGTTTAAGAGGGTACCCTTTATCTGTGAGACGAAAAGTTACCCCGATTGTTATCTTTTTATCGAAAAGGCACTCAAATATTTGGATTAATATACCTAGTAATCCTTGTTCAAATATCTATGATAATCTTTATATAAAATTATATTTTATATAAAGCAAATCTATTCTTCTGTATTAACTAGTTCTTCTATTTCTTTGTTTTCTTCTATTTCTTGAAGAATGTCATCATACCAAGGTATGTTTGGAAATTCGTGACGCAAATCGTCCAATATTGGGTAACCATCTTCTCTCAAAAGATGACTTAAATTATTAAAAAACTCAAATAAAGTTTCTTGAGTTACCATAATATTTTTAATTTTATTTGTTTTTTCTTTATATTCTTATTTTTATTCATCATGATAACTACGAATGATAAAAGTTCTGGCTTCTGTTACTATCCTTTCTTCTTTCTTTACATCTCCTCTTTCTTCTTTCTTTACATCTCCTCTTTCTTCTTTCTTTACATCTCCTCTTTCTTCTTTCTTTACATCTCCGTCAATATCTTCTGGTTCCACTTCTTCTACTTTAGGTTCAACATAAAAATCTTTCATAGGTTCAAATTTTAATTCACCTTTGATAGCTTCAATAATCATTTTTTGAGGCAGTAAATTTCTTTGTTGTAAAGATTGACCGCTTTTTTCTAATCCATAAGTCCCATCTTTGTTTCTGATAACAAAACCAGCATTTGGTATACCTAAAATATTCTTACCTGTTTTCCAATCTTCTTTTTTAAAGAGAATAAAACATGGATAAAAGAAAGAATAATTTTGAATATTAACTGGTATTTTTCTTGTTAAAAAATCAATCCAATTAATTTTGTTACCTTCAACTACGACATCTTTTTTCTTTTCTAATACTTGGTTTTTTTCTTTATCACTTACTGTCAAAACACTAACACATGTTTTTCCGTTTTCTGAAAAGTATCTTTCCTGATGAATAAATTTACCCTTTTTAGTGAATTTAGAGATAACTTGAATTTGATTATGATTACCTGACATAGAACCAAAATGTATATTGATGATATTTAATTTAGAATCTTTTTTGAGAGGGTTAATATGACTTTCTAAGAAAGAATATTGATGCATGGGTTTACCGTTTCCGATGACTCCGTTTCCTCTGAATTGTGAACAATGTCCGCATCCTTCAGATGTAAGTATAACCAAAACTAAGTCAGACATTTTAATAATTTTTCCTTTCTATATGTTTGATTTCTATTATAATTATAATAGAAAT